GCTACTGTGGCGTGACCCTTTTTAAGGTCTGCAATCTCTTCATTTAGTGACTTAATTGTTGAAACAAGTTCACTCACTGCCTCTGTTACTGAAACCTTAATTTCGTCAACAGCTTTTACAAGCTCAGAATCAGTTGCACTAGCTTCAGCAACAGACTTTTCAACTTCAACGTCATCGGAAGCATCTTCGTCTGCAACATCTTCTGCAGGTGCTTCTTCTGGATCAGCAGACTTAACTACTGTTTCCTCAACAGCGTCAACTGCGTCAACTGACTTTTCTACGGTTTCTTCGGCAGGAGCTTCAGCAGCAACTTCTTCAGCTGCAACTTCTTCAACGGTCTCATCTACTACTGTATTTTCTTCTGACACGTTGTTCTCCTCCTCTATATTGTTTTCTACAATTGACGCATTATTGTCAATCGCTGTTTCAGACGTTTCGCCTGAAGTCTCTGGGGTTTCGGAAACGTCATCAGATTTAGCTAGGTCTGTAACACCAATAAACTTATTTAAAAGTGACTTAACTGTCATAGCCTTCTCTGTATCCTTTGTCTCTACGAAACCAATATTCTTCATGCTAACTTCACATGAAGGGCAACTTGAATCTTCAACTTCTGAAAGTCTGACGAGACCGTCATTCTCACACCAGTAGACATTTTCAAGATCTGCTTTTGCAATTATACCATCAATTTGAGCATCTTTATCAATCTTCTGAATAGACACAACATTTGCAAATTGATTTGCAGGATTGTCTACTAAAGATAGCTCTTGAAGTTCATAATCTTTTACAATTCTAATTGTTTTTTCAACATTCTCATCCCAAGAATTTTCTGCTTCTTTAATTACTCCGCCAATTGAAAATCCTGTTAGAGTTCCGTCAAGAACTTTTTCCCAAGTATCTTGAGCACCCTTAGAAATGTAAGCATCTACATAAACACCATTATATATTCTATCTGTGCTCTTGTCAAAAAACTTTTCTTGTCTAAAATTAACTACCTTGCCAACAGCGATTGGCTGGTGCATTTCTCTTAAATTTCCACGGAACATTTCAAAAGCTTTGATACTAACATCTGTAGGAACAATGTCAGATTGCTTGTCAATATTATCGAGCGTGGCAAATCCAGAAACGGTTCTACGCTCTTCATCTATTTTGGCGATTGGCATAGATAACTTGATATCATCGTTATCTGAAGTCCAATGAGCCTTGTTTAAAGCAGACATCTTATTCCTATTATATATGTATTTTTTATATGTTTATAATATTGTTATATTATAACACTGATCTTCCTTCTCCACCAGGATTTCTTCCTGTTGTGGTAGAAGTTGAATCAGATGCTTCATTAGTTCTTTGTTGATCTCTTTGTCTTGTTCCAGCCATCTGAGCGTTTTGCTCTGCACGTTGTTGAGGGGTCATAACTACTGGAGTATCTCCTTGCGGAATTACTGGCAATCCTAATCTTGGTCTAATGTCATTTGGAACTACAACCTGTGCTCTTAGATATCTTTCATCAATTTGACTTTGAGTATTTTCATCTGTAAGAGTTAGTTCGTTAAACTTTAACAAAAGAATATCCGTCTTTTCTTTAATAAGCTTATTGATTGTTTTTTCTAAATTCTTTTGAGAAGGTCTTGCAACCTGTTCTTTAAAAGTTCTATCTGAAACAAGTGCAGATGCAATTGAACTTCCAGGATCCGATCCTACTTTAGAGATAGGAACTTGATGTGCCATAAGAATGTCATGAACATTTGAAGTTCTATACTTATCAAAGGATCCTTCTTGAATACCATTTTCAACTGGCTCCATCTTAAATTCAACCTTGTTGTCTGCAGCATCGCCAGGGAGTGGAATGTAAAGTGTTCTATGATTCTGTCCACGAAGACCAGACTGCAGGAATCTAAACAACTTATCTTCTGCATCAGAGGAAAGCTTTGCACCCTTTAAGGTAACAATATATCTTGGGACAGCCTTATTTTCAAAATAATCAATATTATATCTTGCAGCAAGTTGATCTCCAACAACAGAAGTTGCTGCAGAAACTACATCTGGAACACCATAGTATGTGTTCTTTGGACTGTACTTTTTAATGTGAATTAGTTCATTCGGTCTTGGATCTGTGGTAACAGGATTCACTGTTTTCTTATCTTGAAAGTTTTTAAAATAAACTACCCTTTGATTTACAATTTGAACATATCCATCACGGAGCCTTCTTACACGAACGGTTGTTGCTGGAATGTGACCAATGTAACCAATCTCCCCAGTATTCTTTCTACCAATTTCAATGTAACCATTTCCAGTTGCTTCATAATCTGTCATAGCTTTTTCAAGAACGTGAGTAAAAGTATCTTCATCATTTAATTCTTCTAACCAGTTAGTTAGTTCAGACTTTGCTCTTTCAACTTTTCTCTGTGCTCTAACTCTCTGGTTTACATCTTCAATCTCTTCAATCCTTGCCTTAACAATGTCAGACATAATAAAGTTGTATCCAAGACCTACTGTGTTTGCAACTTTTGCATTAATTGCAGCATGGTTTGCAAAAGAGTTATCAAAGAAGAATGCTAGTTCATCTAAATTGTACGGTGGAAGAACTACATCAAAAAGACCATAAGCTGTGGTGATATCTTGTTCTGGAAACAGTTGCTTAGACTTAGCACCATCTTGACCCGTGTAAGCCTTACTCATCCTTGTTATTCTTCTTTTAAAGTTTGCGTCAATTCCATCAAAACTTTTTACAACATCTGCTTCAAATAAGAAGTCGTCAGTCTTATTTGCAGAAGGCTTGTTTTTATCTAAATTATCTAGTCTTGCAATAGTCTCAGTCATCTCCATGAGTCTTCAGCCCCTTTGCAGCATCCATGAAAGCACCAGTGTCAAATTCGTCTGGAATATATCCTTGTGCCATTCTGTCAATCTGAACAGAATGTTCTTCTTCAGTAATTCTTGTAACACCTGGCATAAATACTGCCTTTCCAGGACCAGCTCCATAATGTGCTGCAGCCTGAGTAATTCTATTAATTGCACTAATGTCGTATTTTCTGGCAGGAATGTTCATAAAACTTCCATCTCCATCTCCAAATACTTTTCCATTTTCCATTTTCCAAACGTATAAACCATGCTCAGAAGTATTTTCTACTACCTTTACCTTTGGTTTGTTTGGCATTTTTTGTAAGCCTTCTATATAATCCATGACAACATTGTACCATAAATTATTGCTTAGATCAAATAAGTATCCCAGTCTATGCCATTTAAGATTACAACAGAGTCGGATGTGACATCTACTATGCTATTGTCATTTGCAATACCTGAAGAAAGACCTGCATATGTGTTAAATAGGATTTTTCCGTCCAATGAAAGAACTGTTACCTCTAGAGACTGTTCATCTAAAGCTTGTCTCCAAGTGGCGGAAGATGACCAATAGTTCCATATTTCATCATCAATAACATTCCACTCGTCATAAATAGTTAGATTTTGTTTAATTGGATTTAATTCCATAAAGCTTGCTACGTTGTCAACCTTTACACCTGAATAAATTTCTATCTGTCCAATAATGCCATCGAGAGGTATTGAGTTTTCTTGTAAAGATATGGAAATATGGTTCCACTCTAGTGGCTTTATCACTATTTCATTTACAAGCTTACCATTTAAAAATGATCTTGCATTGGTAAACTCTGTACCACTAACTGTATTAAAAATCTTAAAGAAGGCTCTTTTCCCATCTTCTTCAGGAATTAAAACTATGTCATACGAAACATTTGAGCTAAAGATACTTCCAATCTTTTTTCTTTCAATAAAAGAATTTGATTCATTATACATTAAAAATATCTGCAATCCAACAACTTCTTGAGCAGTTTTAAGAGACTGGTTTATTGGAATAGCTATTCCTTTTACTAAATTTTCATCTATTTCTGGTAAAACTTCTAAGCCAGAGTCTCCTGATAAATATAAGTATGGAGAAGACTCTGTATCAATTACCAGTGGAACGTTTCTTTTATAAACATACTGATCTTCATTTTTAACTATTGGGTAAAACTTTCCTGCAGCAGGCGTATTAATTGAGTAAAATTGTCCTTCGTCAAAAGATAACGATGTAAGTCCCATGTTTTTTACATTTACTTTTTCTGTGCCAATTCCTTTTGAAGAAATTTCTATATGCAAAGTTATGTAGTAGTTTGTAAATCCAGACACGTCTTTTGGAGGATAGATTATAGTTCCATCATTA